CAACAGGCGCAATGGAAACAATTACAGAATATAATGAATATGTAAATCCACTGGGATATATTCCATTCATTAATCACGCACCTATCCCAGCACCAACAAAAGGTATGGGTTACAGTTTAGTTGAAGATGTTGCTGACACACAAAAGTATATCTACAACATGCTTTCAGAACTAGAACAAACTGTGCGTATTTCAGGACATCCTACACTTGTTAAAACATCAGCCACAAATGCAACAGCAGGTGCTGGTTCAATTGTAACAATGCCTGAGGATTTAGATCCTGGCTTAACACCGTTCCTATTACAACCAACTGGTGCAACAATTGGTGGCATCCTAGATACTATTGACAAGCAAGTTGAAAGTATTCAGAAGACCACACATACATCAGCAGTACAAGGAACAAAAGGCTCACCAATGAGTGGTGTTGCACTACAAACAGAACGCCAATTACTTAATGCTAAACTTTCAGATCTAGCAGACACACTAGAAGAAACAGAAAAGAAAATGTGGAACATGTGGTCAAACTGGACTGGTATTGAATTACCACCGGAATTTAGTATTGACTATGTTGACACATTTGATATTCGTGATCAACATTCAGAACTTGAATTACTTACTCGTGCCGCAGACAATGTGCCACATGATATATTCAAGCATTACATACATGATAGTATTGTAAACTTGTTGGTGGAAGATCCAGCACAAGCAACAGATATTAAGAAGACAATAGCAGAAGAACATATGAAAGCAAATACTGCTCATGCGACAACTACACCAGAGACTCGCATGCCTCATATTCAGACTATGATAATGGACGGACTTACAGATCAACAAATGTTGGCGTTACACCCTGAAATATCACAGGCAGACATTGATGCAGCAAAGCAGGACTTACTTGAAAATGACACTGAGTCTGACGAATAAATAAAGTTAAGGTTAAGTAAAACCCCTAACTAACCAATAAAGGATACTGATATGACAGAACAAATCATAGACACTACTCCTGCAACAACTACTGAGGAAGTTGCTACGGAGGAAAAGAATAATCAGGAACAAAGAATGTTCAGTCAAGACGAATTGAACGACATTCTAAGCAAGCGTATTGCACAGGTAAAGTCAAAATATGATGACATTAATCCTGATGAATATAGAGAACTAAAGACTCTTCGCCAGCAACAGGAAGAAGAGCAGATGATCAAGCGTAATGAGTTTGATAAACTGCTCAAGCAAACCAAAGTTAAAGCGGATGAAGAGGTAAACACATTGCGAGGTGAACTAGAGAAGATTAAGGTAGATGGTGCCCTAATCAGCGCCGCCAGTCAAAAAGGTAGCGTAAATCCAGAACACATTGCACAATTGCTAAAGGCTAGTGTAAGACTTGATCCAAATGGTTCAGTTACAGTAGTTGATAGTGAAGGTAATCCACGCTATACGGAGAGTGCAGATCCTATGTCAGTAAATGACTTAGTTGAAGACTTCCTAAGTGTTAACACCTATTACCGCTCAGCGGGGCCGCAAGGCACTGGTTCTCAGAGTAATACGAATGTTAAATCTTCTACACAGAGTGTAGAACTTAGTCAATTAGACTTAACCCGTCCTGATCATCGCGACATATATCGCAAGATGAAACAGGAAGGTAAACTTTAACAAAAAGGTAAAATAAAATGGCTTTTAATTCAGCATTTAACCTAGACGCATTAGTTGTTCCTACAAAAGCAGCAACTATCTATGCCGCTCACGAAGCATCAATGTTTCTTGGCGGAAACTTAATTCCTATGGCAAATATTCCAGCAGGATCAGCCAGTCTACAGGTTCCTCTAATGGGTTCTGTAACTGCTACAAAAATTACTGCAGAAGGTGTCACAGATGACATTGGCGCAACAGCAGTAACAGACACAAAGGTAGACATTCCTGCAGCAGTATATGCCGCAAGAACAGTCCTTCGTGACTTAGGTGGAATTGATCCACAAGAAGTCGGTCGTGTACTTGGTAACGGTGTTGCTACAAAATTCGACCAAGATGTTAACGCTCAGATGCAACTTGCAGGTATCACAAACACAGTTGATACAGGCGGAACAGTTTCACTTAACTTCATCTTTGATGCTGTGAAACTAATCAGAGACTCAGGCGATATGGGACAAATTTATGGTCTTCTTTCAACATCAATGGCTACTAACTTGCTTAAGAACATTGGTACAGCCGCATACGCAGGAAGTGAATTCCAGGGTAGTGCATTGCAAAATGGATCAATTGGTACAGTAGCAGGCGTACAAATGTTTGTTTCATCATACATGACAGCAAATGTTGGTACACTATACACAGCAGACGCATTCCGTATTGGCATGTACAAGAACATCGATCTAGAAATCGAGCGTAGAGCATCAGCAGTCGGTAACGATGTAGTTGCTAGTCTACACGCTGGTGTTGGTCTTGTCGACGCAAGCCGTGCTGTTCGTTTATATGATGTAGCATAAAGATAACAACTTGAAAGGAGAGAGACTATGAGCAATTATGCCACAAACGCAGATCTACTGGCACTAGTGCCTGCGATCTTTGATCACGGCGAAAGTGACTATACTGACGAACTTACAAACGCAACTGCGGATGTAAACCGTGATATCGAAATTGAATGGAATAAAAGAGGATTTAATTATGGTAGTGGAAACACACGCTTTAACACAAGCCTCCTAGTAGCCGCACAATGGAAGAGAGCAACTATGTTCAAAGCGTTAACGGATTACATAATGCCTCGTCTTTCTCCTTTTCGTGTAGATGATGCTTTTCAATTACAAATCACTTTCTATAAAACTCGTTATGCAGAAGAGATCGGGGCAGAGTTTGCCATCGGTATCAAGTATGACGCAGAAAATGATGGCACAATCAATGACAGCGATTATTTTGAGGCTAGTCAAGATAGGCTGTATAGATAATGGCCAGTAAAAGAGAACTTATAGTACAAAACATTGTTACGCAAATCCAAAGTATAGCATCAATTAAATTGGTGTCTAGGGAACCGAAAGACATTTTAGAATTGTCCGTAGCAAGTTTTCCACACATACTTGTTGAAACTGCAAATGAAACTAGAGAAAACGCTAGTTTCTCAGCAGATGTTCGCAAGGAAAGTGAATTGGAAGTCTTGCTTCAAATTGTTGTATATGGTAACAACCGTGATCAACAAAGAAATAACATTATTGAAGCCATAGAACAAAAGTTGGATATAGATGTTACAAGAGGCGGACATGCCTTTGATAGTCAACTAAGTGAAGTTACAATTCGTGAACTAAACGAAGCGGCTCCTTATGGACAAGCAGTAATGTTGTTAACTATTAAATATTTCTACACAAAAGGAACACCATAGACGCAGTAGCGTTTGTAAATCAGACATCCTAGGAGATTAACATGGCTGAACAAAAAGGAATTGATGGAGTAGTAAAAATTGGATCAAATATTATCCTAAATGTAACTAACTTCACAATCGAAGAAACATCAGAAACTCTGGATATTACAAGTATGTCAAGTACTGGTAATGCTAGAGAAATCCTACCAACATTTACTGCATTCAGTGGTAGTTTTGATGGATTTTGGGACAAAACTGACCCATCATTAAACCACTCAGATGGCACACCACCTGTTGTACGCAGTGGTCAAACTCTGTATTTCGAATTCTATCCAGAAGGCGAATCAACAGGTGCACTCTACTACGCAGGTAGTGGAATTGTTTCATCTGTAAGCAGAAGTGCAAGTTTTGATGGTGCTGTTGAATTTTCAGTAGCATTTGAAGGAACTGGTGCCCTCGCATACGGCGTGGACACTTAATAAAATAGATGGTACGCTCTAGTGATGAAAAAGTAATCCTAAAGGATATGCGTAAATCCATAGAGCGTGCCGTCGACACACTTCTTGACGATATAAATACAGAAGTAATTAAGACAACTCCCATACGAACTGGGAGAGCAAGAAGTGGATGGCGATACAGCCCCAGATACAAATTGGGATATCAAGGAGCACTTATACAGAACCGTGTTGAATATATCGGTATACTGGATAGGGGTTCAAGTAAACAAGCACCAAATGGTATCGTAGAACCAGCCATAGATAAATTTATACGGAGAAACAGAAAGATATGACAAAACTAATTGATCGTGCTACAGCACATTTTGAAGAGATTCTAAGCCAGGGACTAAAAGGTCCTATTAAAGTTCCAGAATGGGATTGTGATGTATACTATAAGCCATCAAGTACAATGGCAGAAGAAGCAAAGATTATTGAACTTACCCAGCAGGGTAAATCAACTGAAGCGTTAGTGCAGACTCTTGTTGCTAAAGCAAGAGATAAAGAAGGCACATTGTTATTTGAAGCAAGTGATAAAGTCCGCTTGATGAGAGCAGTAGATCCTGCAGTTATTCTCACAGTGGTTACATCAATGAATGCAGATGCTGAGGCAACAGAAGACGCATTGGGAAACTAAAAGGTCTTCCACAGATCCTGTTCTTATATAAGTTAGCACTGGATTTAGGGAAGACGGTAGAAGAAATATTAACCACTATGAGTGTTGTAGAATACAGAGGGTGGGTAGAATATTTTAATTATGTTTCCAAAGAACAAAAAAGGAACGCCAACAGGCCGAAGGGGAGACGATAAATGGCATCAACATACGAACTTATTATTCAGGCGACGGATAAAACACGAGGTCCGCTCAAAGGTATTGAGCGTAACATGGGCAGGTTGGATCGTAAGGCGGGCCAGGTTACGAGTACTCTAAAGGGTGCTGGCGTTGCCATTGCTGCTTTTGCAAGTGGTAGTATAATGAGAGGCTTAGTCAATCAGTTTACTGCATTTGAGAAAGCCCGTTCAGTTATTGCCACATATACAGGCAGTCAAGAAAAAGCAAACAGAGAAATGGTTAGACTACAAAAACTAGCCAATGATCTAGCACAAGACCTTCCGGATATCACAAACGCATTTAAGATTCTAACCACAAGAGGTATTGATACTTCAAGTGCTAGTTTAAAAGCGTTCTCAAATGTAGCGACAGCAAACAGTAAAAGTTTTAGCCAATTGGGTGAAGCAATTGCTGATGCACTAACTGGTGAGTTCGAAAGATTAAAAGAATTTGGTATTAAAGCAACCAAAGAGAATGACAAAGTTGTTGCACAGTTTGCCGATGGTTCAAAGAAATCCTTTAACAGTTATAAAGACTTTGTTGAAGGTGTTAAGCAATTGGGTACAGCAGAAGGACTATTTGGTTCAGCAAGTGCCAACAATGCAAACACACTAGCACAAGCATTTTCAAACTTAGCAGGCAAGTATAACGAAGCCGCTATTGAGTTTGGTAAAGGTGCTAAGGGTGGACTAAAAACATTCACAACAACAATTACCCTACTGATAGATCAGAACAAAGAACTTATTCGTACAATTGGTGAAGCAGTAGGAGCCATTGCGACTGGTTTAGCAAAGGCTCTAGCATTCGCGGCAAACAATGCAGACAAACTTAGCCTAGCAATTAAAGTATTGGTAGCATACAAAGTGGGTATGTGGATGACGGCAGCCGCAGTGGCTACTCTACGCTTTTCACGGGCACTAACTGCAACAGGTGTGGCAGCCGCCGCAACAGGTAAATTACTGAAAAGAAATATTATCGGACTAGTAATTGCTGGTGGTGTTGCTGTTGCTGATATGACTGGCCTACTGGACAAACTATTTGATAGTATGGAAGGTGGCGGTGGCGATAGTTCACCTATCAATAGCCTACTTAAACAAATTAGAACAGTCAATCTGGAACTGGAAAAATACCAAGACGGCGGTAGTAGTATAGGTAAAGCCCTAACAAACAGTACCTTCCCACTAGCAGAAGCACTTGCTATGGAGCAAGTAGCACTGGAAGACAGTATTAGACTGCTTGAAAAGAGGTTTAAGACAGAACTAGCCGGTAATATTATTAACACAGAGACAATTCAACAATTAGAACAACAGAAAAACAAATTGGGTGAAATAAAAGGTGTTCTTACAGACTTTATTAAACTACAGGAAGCCGCAAGTGGCGACCCTCGCATAACAATAAATTCATCCGCAAATGAAAAAGAACTAGCAATTATTAATCCACTACTTAAGAAGATTCGTGAGAAAGCAAAACTTGAAGCGTTTATGCCCAAAGTAATTGCAGAAATAAATCGTCAGAAGCAAGAAAAAAATATTACAGAAAAAGAAGAACTTGCGTTACTGGAAAAACTTAATCCTAAGAAGAAGGTTGAGTTAACTTTAGAGCAAAAGTTAGTTGAGAGT